GTGCAGGTATGCAAACACTCATAGGAGCGTCTGTAGTTAGTGGCTTTGCAGCACCTGTAGTTAGTTATGTAGGACAACGTCAACAAGCTAAACAACAAGCAGCGTACCAAGCACAAGCATCAGCTGCTGAGAGACAAAGATTTTTACAAGAACAAACTTCCATCCGTATGCGTCAAGCACAAGAGCAGGAAGCTGTGGGTCGTGAGTTAGAACAAGTTAGTCAGAAGTCACAACAAGCATTAGCTAGAGCTAGAGTATCGGCTGGAGAAGCAGGTGTAGCAGGAGCTAGTGTACAAGCACTGATGGATGACTACACACGACAAGAAGGAGCATACAGATCAGCACTTTTAAGACAGCAAGAGTTAGGTGGAGTAGCAACGGGCATGGGTCTAGAACAAGCAGGGTTTGCTACCACTCAACGTCAGATCGGTATTAATCAACCTATCAACAGACCTAGTGCTTTGACTGCTGGATTGCAATCACTATCGGGAGGTTTAAGTTCTATTGGAACTGGTTACATGATAGGCGAAAGAGCAGGGAAAACAGCATAACTATGGCTAGAGAACGAGTACAAGTACAAGGATTAGGGGGAGCAGTCCCCGGCATTCAACCTACCATTCAACGGGCTGGTCAGTATTCTGTGCAAGTTCAACGAGCAGGACGTAACAAGTTGATGGACTTAGCTGATGCGTTGGGTCAAGTTAATCCAGTGTTGCAGCAATATGGACAGTTACAAGGCACTCAGTATAAATTAGGTTTAGAACAGGCAGCTTTAGTAGAAGAAAAGCAAGAGATTGAGCAATTAAAAAAGACTAAGGATGTAGGTTTCTTTGATCCTTTAGCTATGAATGCTCGCAACCGTGGAGTTAGAGACGGCTTATTGAAGCGTTATATATCTAACACAATGGTTCCTAACCTTAGTGCTAAAACTGATGAACTAATAGATGTACAGAAATACACTGAAGATGAAGACTTCTACGAAGCTGTTGATAACGAGATAGCTAAGGAATGGCAGGGTCTTGTTAAGCAAGTAGGAGAAAGAATAGCTAATACGACAGCCTCCAAAGCTCTATGGAATACAGTAGCACCTAGATACAGAGCGGAATTAATAAGTGAGTTTGAAAAAGCAAAGCAAGACTTTATAGAAGATAATAATGGTCTGGATTTAATAACTCAGCTTAAACAATCCACAGCAAGTGGGTCTATCGATGTTGTAGGTTTAGAACTTATAGCTGAACAGCGAGAAGCTATAATGGTGGAACAGGGTATTACTAATCCAGCTATTAGGCAGAAAATATTATTAGACGGTTATACAGCACAGCTTGACACGCTAATAACAAAAGATAAATTTAAAGACGCTAGGTCTTTCGTTACTGCGATGGAGCTGATGAAAGTTAACGGTAGGCGAGTTTTTGGCTCCGCTCAATCTGTTAAAAGTATTAATGATTTTATAACAACCCTAGAGGCAGCCGAAGCAAAACAAGGAACAGTATCTAAAACTACAAAGCAACAGAACTTTTCGGGCTTCTATGAGTCGGCTTTAATAGGTCTATACGGAATGCAGAAGTTTGGAGGAGCAGTAGAACCTAATCAAATTTCAGCTTTAAAGACTAGCTTACAATCTTTAAGTACAGAATTAACAAATAATCCAAAAGCTTTAGATGAAGTAGTTTCTTCTATCGTAGAGTCTAATAATCCTGTAGCTGCCTACGAAAATAAATTATCTGAACTCTCTCAATCCCCTGACGCTCCTGATCTTGCTTTAGAATTATACATGGGTAATAGGTCGAGGTTAAATAGTATTAGAGAAGATGTATTAGTAAGGCCTCGTCAACCGCTTAATTTAGATGATGACTATAAAAAGCAACAAGAAGAAGAGTTCTTGGAATGGGCTGAAACTCAAACAGTACCACCTACTGTTAAAGATTTTATATTAAAGCAAAAGAAAGATTATGTATCTTGGGATGAATTGGATCAGTTAGGTATAGAAGCAGAAGAACGAGGTGCTATTTTAAACTCTACTTATTACAAAGGCGTGGATTCTTCTGTAGGTAAAATGATTAGAAATGAAACAGAAAATGCTTTTGCTGGTGATTTCTCTATAGAAGATTTTGAATTAGAAGAAATGTATAGAGGCACATCAGGAAGAGAGTTTCAACGCAGTGCTACAGAACGGATACAAGAAGGTTTAAAGAATGCAGCACCTAAAGATGACAAGGAAACTATTAAGATTCTAAATCAACTAGAACAAGAAGAAAAGGAACGATGGTTACGTATTGTTAACGCTAAGAGAGATAGTTTAAATATGAGACCTGAGACTGAAGTTGTGGAAGGTGAAGTACCCAAAGATTCAAGGGCAAAGCCTGAAGAAGAAATTAAACAAGTACGCACTAAAGAACTAAGAACATTTGGAAAGGATGTAGCTTATAAATCCTTGATGCAGATTAAGAGGGGAGTGCCTGTTAGGTCCGTAAGTCGCCAAGTCATAGAAGATGACAGGAGAGATATGGAAGAGAAGAACTATAGAGCTCAACAAAGACTTTCATATTATAACTTTGGTTTATCTAGTTACAGTAGAGAAGGAGTACAGAAAGTAGCTGCGTTAGATTTAGACACAGACGATGTAATTTTATTTGGAAGTTTATCAGAATCCGAGATGAAGCTAGATGAATGGGCTGCTATATTATCTAAAGATGCAGAAGGCAAAAAACTGACTCCTGAAGAGGAAAAAACAGCAGAGCAATATATTGAACTTGGAATTGAAACCGTAAATGATTTAGTAGACTTCGGTATCGTACAACAAGATTTAATACTTAGACCTAGAGACGCTTTATAATATGCCCACTTTTCAAGAGTTAAGAAAAAGTAGATATGGTGACAGCACACCTCAACCTGAAGAAGAAACAGACGAATCTACAGTACCAGTAGAAGAAAGATTACCTGCTCCGTATGAAGATGCAGGAGATATAATGGTAAGTGAACTTCTTGATCAAAACCCTCAGCTTACAACAGAGCAACAAGAAGGTGGCGAAGAGTTTACAAGTGAGCAGTGGTTTGGTTTAGTTTTAGGAACTGGTGTAGAACTTACTACTCCTATCGCTAGTAACATCGCTTATCTTAAATGGTTAAACAGAACAAAGGCAGCAGCTAAGGCTGCTAGAGGTTTAAAAGCTACTCCTTTAGGTCTGTTAGGGTTAGGTGCAGGAGAAGTAATTATAGGAGGATTATCTAATGTAGCCAACCAAAAGATACAGTTACATTACAAATCACAGAAATCTTTTAAAATATCAGAGATAATGGCTGCGGGTGTTTTTAACGCTAGTCCTGTTGTTAAAGTTATAGATGGCCTTCCTGTGTTTAAATTCTTACAACCAAAAACAGGAAGTAAGTTTTCTTACAGAAACATCGTAACAAAAGGAGGGGAGAAACTTGTTAGTGGAGCTGCTATAGGTATTCTTGAGTCTGCTTTCAGGCAATCGGTTTCCGGGTTACTGAAAGAAGAAGAATTGTTCGATGAAGCAGGGAATGTAAAAGAAGGTGTCTACAGGGATTTATTAGTGTCTGCGGGAGTAGGGGCAACTTTGAATACCGCTATGCACGGAGGTGTTGGGTTATTCAGCTACTGGAGGACAAAAGGAAAAGCAGGTAGAGCTGAAGCTGTTAAACTCACTGACTTGATGGACGGTGATTTAGTTAAGCAGGTAGACGACATCAATAAAGAGATACAAAAGGAAGCTGATGATGTTGGGATTTTTACTAACTTTGCGAAAAAGAATGCTAAAATAGCTAAACTAAAGAAACAGCGAAAGCAATTAGAGGAAGCTAAAGAATTAAATCAACAACTTAAACAGGAGATAGTAGAAGAGAATGCTAGAGTTGACGAAGCTGAAGCTAACCCTAAACCTATAGAGGAAGAACAAAGTTTAACGGAAGAAGAGTTAGACGCACCAGATGAGAAACTTAGAGAGGTTGAGGAAGAGGTAGTTGAGGAGCCTAAAATCGTAGAGGAAGAAGTAGCAGTAGAAACTGAAGAACCTACGAAAGTAGAAGAGCCAGTGCAACCTACAGCTAAAGAACCTGAGACTGTAGTTCAAGAAGAACCTATTAAGGAACCTGAGACTGTAGTTCAAGAAGAACCTATTAAGGAACCTGAAACTCCGAAACCCGAAGCAGCACCAACACCTAAACCTAAAGTATTAAAAAGAGATAATGTATTACAAAGTTTAATAGACAGAACTAAAGCTGCTTTTTCCGGAGGAGATGTACCAACTATTGAAGGTGCTAATATTATTAGGGAAGGTAAAAAACTTTATGATGATTCTATTTCCATATTCACGAAAGCAATACATACTTTTAGGGAGGGCGGTAACAAGGATGTTAGGGCTTTGCAGATTGCTTTAGATGAAGTTGTTTTTTTAAGGAAGTTAAATCAAAAAGTTAGCGACCCCTTATCGACTTTAGTAGGTAGAGGGCTGCAATCACATAGACAGGATGCTGCTAAATATAACTACCAAACAGTACTTAGTGAAAGAGCTGGAGCGGAGAGTGACGCATGGAGTGATGTAGAGAAATCATTAAGGCAAACAATAGAGAACGAAGCTGATGTTACTTTATTTAAAGACATACAAGATGCTCTAGATGTAAGGCCTCGTTTTAAAAGACTAGGCGAAGAACTCGACAGACAAGCTACTCAAGATTTTAAAAATAAACTAAGAGAAGCCACAGGCAAAGAGCCTAAAGAAATACCGCAAGAAGTTATAATATCTAGGTTACAAAAGAAACTTAGAGAAGCACAGGAAGAATTTGCAGGTTTAAGACCAGAACAAAAAGCTAAGAAAGGTAAGGAGAAGTCTCAAAAAGAGATAGACATACAGAAAAGATTAGACTTCTACGCCACTGGTAAACGAGAAGCCAAGCAGATCGCACAAGAAGAAGCTAAACTTGAAACATATTTAGAGTTACTTGAAGAGGGAGACCTAGCAAAGATTAGACAACAAGTAGGACCAGCACCTGATTGGGCTAATAAAAAAGAGGTTGGATCGTACTTAACTAAGATTAGGCAGGTAAACAATAGGACTAAGAAGTTATTACAGAAACAAGTAGTCGAGTCAGACATATCTTTACAAGACCCTAAGAAGGTAGCTAAAGTACAGGCTAAACAGAAAGCACAGCTGGAGAAGCGTCTTAAAGAATTACAGAAAAGGTTTGGCGATATAAATAAAATTCGTCCTAAAGATAAACCTAAGAAGGCAGAAGCAGACGCTGAGATAGAAGATTTAAAGAATAGAATAAAGTTTCATGAAGCCAATGAAGCAGATGCTTTAAAATTAGAAGAGGCGTTAAAAGAACGAGCTAGACTCTTAAAGGTAGAAACAGGTCCATTGGGACAGCAGCGAGCTGAGATAACTAAACCTAAAGGACCGACTAAAGTTTCGGGTGAGTTGGAGAAGGTCAACGAAGATATAAACTTCTTAAAGAAAAACATAAAGAGTAGGGTCAAAGAAATAGACAAAGCTGCTCTTGAGATGACTGATGAGTTTCAAGCTGCTAAAGCTGAGGCTGAAATAAACAAACAACTTACTAAGTTAGATGAAGAACTTGAAGAATTAAGATCATCTTTTGCTAAAGAACCTATTGAACCGGGTGTTAAGAAACCTAAAGATAAAGACCCAAAGGTTAAGGAAAAGGAAGATAAGATAGCTTTTTATAAAGAAGCTAGACAGCAAATCATAACTCTTAAAAAAAGATATGCTGAAAGAGCACGGTTATTAAAATTAGAGACAGGACCGTTAGGTGCTCAACGAGCAGAAGTAACTCCTAAACCTACTGGTCCTAAAAAATCTGAAGGTGTAATAGCTGATTTAGATAAAGATATAGCTTTTCTTAGAAGTAATATGCGTAAGCGGGTCGATGATATTGATAGAGCTAGATTGGAAATGAATGAAGCCTATCAGGAGGCTAAGATGTTGGAGTCCATACGTAAAAGAAGAGCTATCGCACAGAAACGATTAGACGAAAGAAGGGAACGGTTTGCTGATGACGATGACTTAGATAGAAGGGCAGCTGAAAGAGCGGGTAGGAAGATGGAAGAAACTGATCCCGTCCTAGTAGAGACGCAAGAGAAGATTAAGTTTTACGATGAGTTAGAAGCAGATGCTTTAAAGAAAAAAGAACTTAAAGAAGAGTTAGCTAGAAGAGCTGAGATGGAAGGTAGAGGTGTCGTATCAGAGATGAGAGCACACTTAGCACCTAAACCTACCGGCCCACAGAAAGTCAGAAGTACGGATAAGATCAGACAAGAGATACGAGACGCTGATAAAAGAATGCGTGACAAGCTGAAGGATATAGACGCAGCCCAAGATTCTTTTAGGGAGGAGCGGATATATGAATCCGTACGTAAACAAGCGATGCTTGCTGCACAACGAGATGTTGAAACTAAACTATCTAGGTTCTTTAAAGGCTGGGGAAACAACAGGGTTTACTCGATGATATGGCAAACCAGTTCTGTTTTAGCCAGTGCTTTAGGAGGTATTGCGAGTACATTCAAACAGTTTGCTAAACTAGGGGCAGAACCTATAGCTGATTTAATGAGTACTAAAAACTACAGCGGTACTCAGATAAGTGCTTTACAAGTTTTAAAAGCTAATGCTTACGGTTTAAGAGAAGGACTTAAAAACTGGAAAGGAACAGGCAGGGCTGTAGCTATGACGGCTAAGAATTTAGAAAGTGCAACAGGTGCAGCAGGAGGAAATAGATTAACTGGGGATGTATCATTGGGAGACCCTGTTAAGTTGTTTGAAGCAGCTGAGGAACAAGCGAGAAGAAAGCGTTTAAGGGGAGAAGATATAAAAGGTGTTCAACATATTTTTGCTCGTATGCCTATGGGTAAGATGTTTCTTGAATTTATGAAGCTACCTCTGCGGGGTATTATGCCTATAGATGAACTTTTTAGAAGACAATTATTAAGGTCAGAGTTAATGTCTGAAGCGTGGAAAGACGCTTTTGATGCTATACCTAATGATCCTAAGAAAGCTTCTGAGTTAGCTGCTGATCTTTACAAACAAAAATGGACTAAGGATCAAGGACTTGAGATATTAAGCCAAGAAGGAGTTAACGCTACTGCTACTGATACTATCAACAAAGAACTACTGTTTGATTCTAATGTTGCTAAGTTAGACCCAAGTGAGATAGCACAACCTACAGCTGATAAGGTGTTGAAGTTTGTTAAAGAACTAAAACTATTAAAAGATAACCCAGCGATAGGAACATTTATACATCTACTTGCTCCTATAATGACAGTTGTAGCTAGAGGTGCAGGTCGTTCTATACGAGTAGGTGTTCCAATCATACCAGCAGCACAAGCAGCTCGGAACCCTTACAATCACAGAATTAAAAAAGTAGAGGGACAAATTAGAGATAAAGATAATTACATAGCACACGAAGAAACTACGCCCCAAAGAAGAGAAGAGTTACAAAAAGAAAAAGAAGAACTAGAGCAAACAATAAAAGAGTTAAAAGGAAGAAGGATAGCGTACCATCGAGATGCTATAACGGATACTCTAATGGGAAGTGGTATGATGGCTACTGGGTTTGGAATGGGTGCAGCTGGTGTAGCTGTAGGAACTTTAGCTTGGATGACACCTGAGCAGCGTAAGAAGTTTCAACATAAAAACCCTAAAGCAAAAGCAAATACAATAGAAGGATGGGGATATAGAGAGTTTTTTCCTTTATCTATTGCTTTTGCTATCGGAGCTGACTACGCAATGTACAGTGAAATGAAAGAGTTCACAGATGAAGATGGAAAGCCTATTTTAACCAAAGATCAAAATGCTGTAGGTTTTATTATAAGGTCAATGGCAGAACTTTTTAAAGAAGTACCTGTAGCAGGTGGTATAAAATCTTTACAGAAAATAGCTACAGGTGAAAATGAAAATATAAACTCAGTGCTTGCTGATTGGTTAGGTTCTTTTGGTTTAGTGCCTTCTCAAGTAAATAAAGTAATGAAGTTACATTTTGAAAAAGGAAGCGTAGAGGAACTTAAAGGAGGGTCATGGCAAGATAGAACAGCGTATAGAGCAGTAGGACACAATCCAACAGGTAATAAAAAGACAGACCACTTTGGGCATGATATGCAATCTCCTAAGACTTTTTTAAATACTTTTATTAGATGGGCTCCTGATAGATCACAAGAGTTGAATGCTTTTGATGAAGTGTATAAGAAAGACATAGAGGGAGACGGACAGTTAATTAAACCACCTTCCCAATTTCCTACAGTCAGTGGAATTGATATGTATAAGTTTGTAGATAATAACGGAGTGTCTTTACATTACAGATTCAATCAAGAAGTAAAAAAGTTAAATGTAGATAAGTTAATCATAGACATTGTTAAAGATAAAAGATGGAGAGAAGCGTGGTTAAAAGGTTCTAGGAAAAGAAAAGGCACAGCAGATATAGGTTCTGTTTCAAACCCTGCTTTACAAAAATTAAATACAAAGTTTAGATTGGCGTATGAAAGAGCATCTAAGAACATAATGAAAGACAAGGCTTTGTTAAACGAGTTTATAAGTGAAGAGGAGAACGAAGTAGGTACTGTAGAGTACGATAAGTACGGTAAAAATAAAACTCTTAAACAAGCAATTGATTCAGCTAGAGGTCAATCTGTTTTAACAGGTAAACCTATAGCAGTAGAAGAAGTTTTGGGGAGAAATGATTTAGATGAACTTTTAAAAGCTAATCCTCAAATTCAACGAGTAAATGACTAAGTGCTTGAACTCCTCGCTCAATAAGTAATAATATAATATCATGCCAACCACGTACGTAGATTATACAGCAACAGCAGCACAAACTGACTTTGCTTTTACCTTTCCATATTTAGAAGACGAACACGTAGTTGTTGAGATAGACGGTGTACAGAAAACACTCACCACTGACTACACTATCGTAACTTCTCCGTCCACTAAGATTGTACTTACTTCAGGAGCTACTGCCGGACAGGTTGTTAGAGTACGTCGTAAGAGTCAACCCGGCACAGACCTTGTAGACTTTGAGAACGGATCAGTATTAACAGAGTCAGAACTGGACAGAGCGTATCTGCACAATCGTTATCTAAACGAAGAGATAGGTGAACTAAACGATGCGTCGTTGCAGAAGGAAGCTGGAGGCACAGACTGGGACGCTGGTGGTAGTAAGATCAAGAATGTAGGTGCTCCTACTCTTACAGCTGATGCCACAACAAAACAATACGTAGACGATAAAGTAAACCAACTATCCAATGGTGCGTCGTCTCCTCCTACTAAGTGGGTATTTACTGGAACAGCAGGAGCTAACACAACATACAGTGTTACAGGTGCTGAAGTAAACGGAGATACAGCTTACGATGTCAGCGTTGATGGATCAGTTCTTGAACCTACAACAGACTATACAGTAAACCCAGACACTGATACCCTTACTATTGTCAGCACTCTTTCAGGAGGTGAGGACATCGTAGTCATTGAACGTGGCTTTGGTGTGGCGATTACAGGTACAATCGGAGCGGATCAGTTACAAACAAACTCAGTCAGCACAGCTAAGATACAAAATGATGCGGTGGATGGCACTAAGATAGCAGATGACTCTATTGACAGTGAGCACTATGTTGACGAAAGTATTGATACAGCTCATTTAGCTGACCATTCAGTAATTGCTGTAAAGATTAGTAACACTGATTCTAAGTTTAATGTACAGACGGATGGCAAAGTCGGAATAGGGACTACGAGTCCTGATAGACCATTACACATATTTAGTTCAACTACCGACTCGGTCGCCCTGCGACTTACTAATCAATCAGATACTAGTTATTATGCAGATTACGCAAACGGTTTTATAAAAGCATATGGCTCTTCGACATCTTTTAAAATTATTCTCAATGACGATGAAAAAATTCGCATCAAAGATAACGGAAATGTCGGAATAGGCACTGATAATCCTAGTTATAAATTAGACGTACAAGGAAACACTACATCAAGTGCTAATTCTAGTGTTGCGAATCTACACGCATCAGCTGATGGAGCGGAAGCTGTATTGTTGGTTAAGAACGATTCGGCTACAGGTGAAGGTGCTAGAATAGCTTTATTTAACAGTAATACATCATCATATCCAAACGCTAATAAAGCAGCTTTCGTACTGGAATCAGCTACACCTGCGTTGTGTGTTTGTTTTAATACGGACGCAGGAGCCACGCAAGCTACCTTTAAATTCCTTAGTGATTCAAATGCGTTCTTTATTGCTAACACAGCTTCAGTTCCATCTACACCAACAGGTGGAGGAGTGATGTATGTTGAAGGTGGTGCATTAAAGTACAAAGGATCAAGCGGTACTATTACAACCTTAGGAACACCATAACACGATGACTGAATCCGTCTCCCACTTCCTCGACTCTGCCCTTGCCATCGTTCTTGGTGTTATCGGGTGGGTGATTAAAAAACTTACAGATCGATTGGAGAATGACGAAAAACGTTTAACCAAGATTGAAGTAGAACTAGCTGCACAACGTGAACGGGATACTGCTGTTGAGAATCGT